CTCTATGAATCAAGCAGAATTAAATGCCCAATGTTGTGATCACTGATGCTTGTACCAAGAATGGTGCTTCAGCTTCAATGGCGGATAGAGTCACCTCATATCCAGTAGAGTCACCCATCGCTGTACCCGTGTTGCTGACCATAGCGGTCACATCACAACCCAAGTCCTTACCGGCTAACCAATACTCGTCATTGTTTGTTTTAACGATGCAATAGCAACGACCTTGTGCAAGAAGTTTCATCTCGTTGCGTTTGGTGGTTGACAATCTGCGAAGTTTGAACGCAATGTCAGCTTGGTTGAAAGATGTGCCGTTCTCAATCGAAACATTTGTAGTGTTTGTCATTGAGCCGGTTGCTTTCGGTAGCTCGTAAGTGTACACATCACCGCTTACAACAGTTGTTGCGGTTACAACACCACTAACAACGGTAAACTTTGATGCTGTCCAACTGATTAGGTGGATGCTTTTGATACCCCCGATTGCTTCTTTGCAATCAAGGGTAAATCCTGATGTTAATAAACAAGCCATCCTACCTTAGATTAAAGGGTGAAATAAACAACTTCAGATGGGAATGCAACCTGCACACCATACTTGAAAGTCAAACGGAAACGAACTTCGTCAGAATCTTCAGAATACCAAAGTTTTGCGATTTCCTCTTCGTTTGCAAGGTCAGTTCCTAAGAAGAAGTTAGACAATGAACCAGCGAACAATTTGTTTGTTCCGTTCAAACCACCAACGGCGATCAACTTCATATTAGTTCCAGGATAAACCATTTCCATTTCAGTTGCAGCATCAGCCACATAGTGAAACAAATTGGCGTTCTTCAAATTAACCAACATCAACTTGTAAGCGTCAACACCCAAGAAACAAACTAAGTCAGTTTTGGTTGCAACGGCAGCAGGGATGTTTGCGTAGATTTGATCTAAGATGTCATCGATGTTCGCAGAAGTTACAGTTGTGAAAGTTGTTGGAGCAGCATTCGCCAATGTTGGAGATGCAGCAGCGATGATTTTGCTCAAACCATCAAAACGGCTTAAGTTAGGATTACCACTTGCAGTATCACCCTGCCAAAGAGCAGTTTCCAAAGTTTGTGCAATCACGGCTACCTTCTCGTTACCAATCTGCTCCTCGAAAGGAATCATTGTTGGTGAACCGGGCATAATTTGTGTTTGCATCCACTTTGCTTCCAAAGTTTTAGGACATAAAGTTTCTTCAACTTTCACCGCACCAACGGTGATGTTTCTTTGTGTGAAGGTAGTTGTACCACTTGGATTGTATCCGCAGCCATCGGCTTGAAAGAATACAGTTGAAGCGATGATGTTCAAGGCAGCAGATGATTTTACACCTACTTGCACTTGGTTAGCAGCGTACATTGCAGCGGCAGTTTTGCCACTGAACAATGCTTTAACCAACAAATCTGTTGATTGTTCGTTGTTGTAATTAACGAGAGATCCGACTGAAAATGCCATAGTTTTAGTTTATTTATTTAGTGAGTTTTTTAATCTTTTCAATGCTTCAAACTGATCATTCTTCTTGTTTGAAACGGGAGTTTTTGTTGGTTCTTCTGAAGGCAAGTCAGCAACTTTCTCGATTAGGTCGATTGCTTTGCTCATTGCTTCTTTGTGTGTGTTGTTAGATGCAGTCAATGTTGCCACCTTAGCAGTCAATTCAGCAATGGCAGTTTCCATCTTAGCAACAACTTCGTTGAATGCACTTACTGTTGCGAACTCTTCGGCTTCAACTTCAATCTCAACTTCAGGTTCAACGATTTCAGTAACTAAACCACCAACGGTTGTCACCAACAATCCACCTTCAACCTCGTGAGTTGCATCAGGTGCTGGAATGTCACCTTCAGCAGTTTGAACGAAGATGGCAGTTCCGATTGCCAATTCACCTTCGTAAGTAATTACAGTGCCATCGGTCAAAGTAGCAGTCGCTAATTCAACGGCAACGGGTTCGTCAGAGAATCCGAGCATTGTGCGGATTTCTTTCAATGTTTCTTTTGCGTTCATTTGTTATATAATTAGGTTTTTGTTTTAAGTGTTGCAATTTTATTTGCCATTCCATTGGCTAAGGATTGATTTCATTTGCTCAAGGAGTTGTTCATCAGCATCAACGGGAAAGTCAAAAACACCCTCAACCGAGAATCCTTTGAACTCGCCTGACTTGACTTTTGCCCACACTTCATCGTTGTCGATAAGGTATGAAACAAACCAAGAACCATCGGCAACTTCTTCAAATCCCTTTGGTGGCATCACGCCCCGTTCACGATCAATGATGTATGATTCAAATAAGCTCACCCCATCTGCGATTGGTGTCTTGTGATGAGTGTTCACCGCATCGTACTTGTTTGACCTTGCCCACTTCTTTGCAATCTTGAAGATGCTCTCCTTGTCAAATACCACATAGTATTCACCACGAACATCGTCCCTTCGGTAGATGGGTAGATCAGCAATCATTGCCGCACCTGTAACGATGCGTTTCTCTTCATCCTTGATTTCAAACCTTTGGGTAATTTCTGCAAATGCAAGAAAGTCCTTTTGTATGGCTGGAGTTTCTACCAAAGAAACGAACTCAATGCCGGTCTCTTCGTCAAACTCGTTTATGTCTAATCGGTATACTGGTAATTTCATCTTTCTTAAATAGCACTATTTCACAACGGATACTTTTCTTGTCGTATCCACACGATCGGTTGTTCTGCGGATATCACCTTCAGTCACGAAAACTTTGGTATCAAATTGCCCAACTGTTGGGAGAGATGAGCTGATTCTTGGTGCTGACATTTGTGGCATTCCACCGCCACTCATTTGTCCCGCACCTGATGGTGCTGACGGCTGACCGCCTTTTAGGATATCCCTTGCCTTCTTGGCATTGGTCAAAATCATTGCTGCCAATCCAATGTATTTTGCAGCACCAGCAAGACCACCGGTGGCAACGTTGTCGGGTGATGGTTTCTGCGTGACATTCAATGCACCTGATATTGCCATTGCCGTATCTGCTGCAATAACTGACAACGCAATTGCCTTGCCCGTTTTGGTTTGCTCTCCTACCAATGCTGCGATTGAATTTGCCAAATCAATTGACGCTTTGAAAAGATCTTGTTTGGCTTGTTGAACGGCTTTTTCTGAATTGATTCTTTTGGTTGCACTATCGGCAGCAATTGCGTTTACAACTTCGCCTTCTTTCTTTTTGTTAGCAATAAATTCATCACTCGCTTTCTTGTTCGCTTCGGCTTCTTCCTTGTCAAAGTTTGCTTTTGCAGTTGCCGTGTCGCTTTGATATTTGGCTTTGATTAATTTAATGGCTTCTTCGTTACCTGCGTTATCTTGTAATTGCTGCCAAAATGCATCACGCAACGCCAATCGTTCATTTTGATATTTAATCTTAATTGCTTCTTGTTCAGTTTTTGCTTGTGCCAATCTTCTCTCTCTTTCGGATTCAATAAACCCTTGATTCGCTTCAGCAATTTGCTCATTTTTTAACTTCTCCGCCGCCTTTGCTTCTTCTTCTTCTTTCTTTTTCTCGGCTTTTTTCTTGTCTCTTTCCGCTTGTCTATCCTTTTCCGCTTGTGCGTTTGCATCGGCTTGTGCTTGTGCTTGTTGGTTTTGAAAGTTCTGTTCTTCAACTCGTAATACTGCCAATGCGTTTTTGGTATCCAGAATAATCTTGCCCCATTCCTTCTCCGTGTTCTTGCCGTAGTTTGCACGAGCTTGTGCAAGATCATTCTCCAACTTTTGTCTTTGCTTATTAAACACACCAACTTCATCTCCTCTTGCTTTTAACAATGCAATCTCTCGGTCAAGTTGCTCATTGGCTTTCTCTGTTGTCTTATTCAACTTTGCCAATGCTCTGTCTTGTGCAGATGTGATACCAACCCAATCCGTGAATTGTTGCACCAACCCACCGACAAACTTTGCCATTGACCCAAGACCGGGTATCAATGACATCACGGCTTTCTTGAGTGAATCAAAGTTGGTGATTACCAATGTCAAGACAATACCAATTCCACCCAATGCAAGAGTTGAAATCCTTCCCAATGATTGGAATGCTTGAGTTACCCCACCTTTGATGTTCTTTGCGATTGCACCAAACTGCTGTTGTACCTTTCCAAGACCTTCAAGACCTTCAGCCAATGCCATCGCACCTTGCAGTTTGACCATTGTCTTTTGCAAATCCTCGCTTTCATTTCCAAACAACGCCATTGCCCCTTGTGCTGCTTGGAATCCACGAGCAACGCCTGAAACAACTGTGTTCAATTGGGCAAACTTATCGGGATTGACCGCTTTCACACGATCATTGAAGTCATCCATCCTATCTCTCGCACCAGCAAGTGCTTGT